TAGAAGGTTTATATGGTGTTGTATCTGATATTAAAGACAACACTATACTATATGATTGGATTTCAATTGAAACAGGGGATTACAAAGGTTCTACAAACTTAAAAATAGATAAGTTTCTACAATGCTTTGAATATTATGGTTATATAGTATTGACTCCTCTGGAACAGGAGTTATTATGACACTAGCATCTTGCATTTTATTCTATTCCTTACTAAATAACATAGATCCAAACATAACTAAAGCTATAATTAAGATAGAAAGTAATGGTAATCCTTTTCTAATAGGCAAAAATGGTGACTCTGGTCTCTTACAGATAAGGCATCAATTCGTTCCAGAAAGTCAAAAGCAATTATTACAGAGCTGTACTAATATAAAAAGAGGTGTAGAGCTTCTTAAGCAAGCGAAAGATAAATGTGTTCACAAACTAAACAATACTTGGCTAGTATGCTACAATGTTGGAATTAATGGTGGCAGAAAGATTAAACGTCCAACTAACTTTATTTACTACAAAAAAGTGATGAGTGAGTTCAAAAAATAGTTTCTTAGTTAATTCATATATGCTATAATAACTTTGTTCCGATAACTATTGCACAGGAGAAATATGGACAAAAGTATTAAGATCATGTCAGATATTACAGTGTTTTCAAAATACGCTAAATATGACAAGTCAAAGAAACGTAGAGAGACTTGGGAAGAAATATGTTTAAGAAATAGAGACATGCACCTTAAGAAGTATCCTCAACTATTTACAGAAATTGTTAAGGTATATGAGGACTTTGTTATTCCTAAAAAAGTTCTACCTTCTATGCGCTCTATGCAATTCGCTGGAAAGCCTATTGAAGTTAGTCCTAACAGAATCTTTAACTGCGCTTATGGTCCGGCAGATAGTCACTTGATTTTCTCTGAAGCTATGTTTCTACTTCTAGGTGGAACTGGACTAGGCTATTCAGTACAGAGGCATCATGTAGAGAAGATTGGAGAGATTGTAAAGCCCGGAAGGTCAAGACGCTTCTTAGTTGAAGACTCTATCCAAGGGTGGGCAAACGCTGTTAAGAAACTTATGGAAGCTTACTTTAAAGGTAAGTCAATGCCTATCTTTGACTTTTCCGACATTAGACAGAAAGGTGCTGAGCTTGTAACTTCTGGAGGTAAAGCCCCCGGTCCTGAGCCTCTAAAGACATGCTTATTTAATTTGCAAAGGATCTTAGATAGAAAACAGTTTGGTGAAAAACTTACAACTTTAGAAGCTCACGACATGCTTTGCTTTATTGCAGACGCTGTACTTTCTGGGGGTATTCGTAGAGCCGCATTGATCTCATTGTTTGATGTTGACGATGAGGAAATGTTGACTTGCAAGTTTGGTAACTGGTGGGAACTTAATCCCCAAAGAGGAAGAGCTAATAACTCAGCCGTAGTTATTAGACATAAAGTAAACAAAGAAACTTTTACGGATCTATGGAGAAAGATTCAAGCTTCTGGCTCTGGAGAGCCGGGGTTGTATTTTAGCAACAATGCCGACTGGGGCACTAACCCATGTTGCGAGATTGCTTTAAGACCTTTCCAATTTTGTAATTTGACAGAAATTAATGCGGATGATATTATGAGTCAAGAGGATTTAAATGCAAGAGCAAAAGCCGCTGCATTTATTGGAACGCTACAAGCTGGCTACACTGACTTCCATTATTTGAGGGATGTGTGGCAGAAAACTACAGAGAAGGATGCTCTGATTGGTGTAGGCATTACAGGAATTGCTTCAGGTGCTATTCTTCCACTGGACTTAAAGAATGCTTCTGAAATTGTAAAAAAGGAGAATGAACGTGTTGCTACCATTATTGGGATTAACGTGGCTTCTAGGACAACTTGTATTAAGCCATCAGGGACAACCTCTCTGGTTGTTGGCTCTAGTTCTGGTATTCACGCTTGGCATAGCCAGTATTATATTCGTAATATTAGATTTGGTAAGAATGAAGCTATCTACAATTACCTTGCAAAAAACCATCCAGAAATCGTCCAAGACGAGTTCTTTAGACCAACAGAACAAGCAGTGGTAGGTATTCCAGTGAAGGCTCCTAGTACTGCTATTTTTAGAACTGAAACTGCTATTGAGTTACTTGAAAGAATTAAAAAGTTCTCGACTCAATGGGTAAAAGTAGGGCATAGAAAGGGTGATAATACTCATAATGTATCTGCTACAGTATCAGTTGGAAATGATGAGTGGGATGAAGTTGGAGAATGGATGTGGAATAATAGAAATTGCTATAATGGATTATCAGTACTACCAAGAAACGATCATAATTATATTCAGGCTCCTTTTGAGGAGTGTTCTAAGGAAAAGTTTGAACAGCTTTATACAAGTCTTAAAGATGTAGATCTAACTAGAGTAGTAGAGGAAGTAGATAATACAGATTTAAGTGGAGAAGTAGCTTGTCAAAATGGAGTTTGTGAGTTAATATAATGCTCAGTGACCGACCGCTATGTTGTTACTCTAAGCACACGGATGCAGAGAGATTTAGTAGACGTTGCTCACTCAGCTATGGCGACCGATAGCCAAGAGTCTGATCAGCTCAAGTCGGTGACACTGTAGAGAGATACAGATTGCGTAGTTCCTATGCCGTCTGAAATCATAGGATAGCGGGGCTGGTAGTTGTTAGTTATATCCAGTAGCGAACAGCCAAAACTAACAAGGTGTCACATACCTAGGATGCCGAAATGCATTTCGAAAAGTTGTGATAGCGGGGCGGGAGTTTGTTAGTTTGTAACCGCAGCGAATAACCTTAAACTTACAGAGTGTCACATACTTTAGCGATCTTGAAATTGCTAGACGACGTAGGGATTCGTGCTTAAAAGTTGTGAGTGTGGCGGGCTGTGCTTTTTATTTAGGAGAGTTATGAAATTCAAAGACAAGTTCAGCTCTGGTGATATCATTTGCTCTGATCGTTTTCACAATGGCTTGTGTATGGTTGTTGATTATTTGAGTGAAGATTATTTTAGTGGACAGTACAGATATAGTTGTGACGATTTAGTTAAGGAAGGACAAGGATGGTCAGCTTACGAAAATGACACGTTCAATTTTTCTTACAACTGGCGTATTGCAACTGATGATGACATAGTTAAATACTTATCACGGTTCATTGACATTCCACTTGGTAAAGTTGGTGAACATTATGTTGCAAAGCTCACTGATAATGGTATAGTATTAAAAGATACAATGTTTACAGATAGTAATGTCTATCTTGAAGCAGACGAGTTAATTGATCTTAAACGTATTATAGATAAGAGGCTTGGGTGAACAAAATCTACACTGTGACTATCAATAATTTGACAGAAAATGACATGCGTGATATCTTTTACGAAGCTATCGAAGAACTTGGTGTAACTGCTGGAGATATAATTCCAACGGATATGGTTAATCTGAGAGAGACAGTAATTAGACTTATGTTTCAAAAAGAATAGGAGCCGTGATAAACGGTAGGTGCCAACAATGTTGGATAAATGTCTTTGGTTATCATCGACAGCCTTTAAATCCTTTTTAATAGGAAAACTATGAATATAAATGGATATTGTCCACATTGTAACGCTAACTTAGATGGAGACTTAGTAATCAACTACCCTTTAAGTGAAGGTAAGACGATGGAAGAAGCTCTTGAGTATGCAAAGTTTTATGCTGGCTGGGATGAACATGCTGAAGCTAATAAATGGGGACGAGCAGTTGGCTTGTATAGCTTAGAAAAAGATTGTACAATAGGATACAGGTGTCCCGATTGTAGTAGAACTTGGGATATATAGGAGGGTTATGAAACGTAGCGAGATGTTACAAAAAATAGTATTTTCAATGGAGCTACACGCCGGTAATGATCCCACTTGGCTTGATCAACTTCCGGAGCTTAAAGCCGGAGCTTTGGATTATGCAGATAAGATTCTAAGAGACTTGGAAGAAGCTGGTATGTTGCCCCCACCAACACAAAAAACTACGCTTGGTCAATGGGAGTCAGAAAATGAAGCGCACTAATATAAAAATTCATGCGTCTATAGATGATAAAACAGCTGATCTAATGACAGAATTTGCCACTGCAGTAGGTCTTGATAGCTTAGACTATGACGCAAACTATAGGATGTATAAGATAGGATCTAAGATAGATAATGATATATCCCTATCAGAAAAAAGATTCGTAGCTTCTGGATTTATTAGACTTGTTGGTGGAGTAAACCATGTAAGTGTATATATTTCCAGTGTTAGGGAATGGTTTAGGACAAGTCCTATCGTAAGTTGTAAAAAGAAGAATGATAAAGTTATTATAGAGACTAGGAATAGTTTCTATGAACTTACTGGAGAATAATAGTGTATATAAAAACATTTTTAATTCTGTTTATATTGGGATTTTTTATTTCTTGCTCTTCTAATAGAGATGTGATAAATACTCCTAAAGAGGAAACATATAACCCAGAAAGTATAGGGAGTGTAAAATGAGTATTATTTATCTACATAGTAGAAATGTTGGACAAAATAAGTTTGGACAGTATTGTATAGACGCTCTGGGTGGCAAAACTGTAGCTATGGAATCTATCAAGCCTTGGCTTGTAGCTGATCTAAAAGTAGGAGATTTCTTTGACGTTCGAGTAGGAATAGCTAAGTGCTCAGATGAAGACAGGTATAATAAGAAAATTGGAAGGGATATGGCTAAGTCTAGAATGAAGCCATCAAAACTTACTGTTAAATCTACTCATCACATTGAAGATCGTATTAATTTTACTTTAGTAGATGATAAAGGAAATTCGTTTATGTTTGTTAAATATGCTTCAGCCTCAGAAGTATTTCTTGTGGATATGTTTTGAGTATCAATGTATCGTTCTCTGCATTAGAGTGCTTTGAACAATGCTCTGAGAAGTATAGACTTCGGTATAAGGAAAGGCTAAGTTCTGAGAAAATACCAAGTCCTCTGTTCTTTGGAACTGCTATTGATGCGGCTGTTGAACTTCTTTTGCTTAAGAAGAAAGTTTGCTTAACAGAGAAAGAACTTGACTTATTAATGAATGAGGACGCTTATTCTATTTTTGATAAGACAATGAGAGAGCAGAATGGACAGCTTCTGGAAAGAAACCCATTATGCGAGTACTTCTATTCTGACTTCGATCCGAACATACTTACAGTTCAGGACTATAAAGCTCTTACAAAGGCTTATCCAAGTGTTACAGACTGGGAGGAGTTCTTTGCATACTGTAAGAAGTACATAAAGACTAACGGAGATCTTAAAGCTGGCTCTAGAGTAGCATTCAATAACCTATGCTGGCTAAGTCTTTACCGAAAGGGTGAGATGATGCTAGAAGCTTATGAGAGAGATATTCTTCCAGAGATATCCGAGGTGTTTGACATTCAGAAAGAAGTGGCTCTACTTAATGAGTCCGGGGATAAACTTAGGGGTAAAATTGACTTTATTGCGAGTTTTAAAGACGATCCTGCAGTTAGATATATATGCGACAACAAAACATCCTCAGAGCCGTATAAAGAGGATTCTGTTGCAAACAGTGTTCAGCTTGCTATTTACTGCGAAGCTGAGACTTGTGATAGAGCTGCTTACACTGTTATGGAAAAGAAAATGCGACTCAGAGATCCAAAAGCCAGAACGCAGATAATAAAAGATGTTGTTTCTGAAAATCAAAAGCAGAAAACATTTGACATAGTGGAGCAAAAACTTAATAATATAGCTAGTGGCGAATTTTGTAAAAAAGACTCTCCTAAAGAGTGTCATTTTTTTGGAAAGCCTTGCGAGTTCTTTAACCTTTGTTGGCATGGGAAGATGGATGGACTTAAAAAACGAGAATGATGCTATGAAGTTTAAAATTGGTGAGGAAGTTATTTGTATTATTGAGGAAGACATACCAGCATGTATAGGTAAGATTTTTAGAATAACATCTATTAAGACAAACTTGAATGGTAGAACATTGTATGTTACAACTACTATGGAGTTACCTACTGGACCATTCACTACATTCCCATTTTTTGAACATGAGATTGCAAAAGTAACATCATTAATAAAGGAACTTGTGTGAAATATAAAAAAGGTGATAAAATTATTGATTTAGTAAGTGGTGTAGCGTATAGTATAAAGTATATATTAGGTTCTTCAGTAGTTGTAGAATCTGGAAAAGGATATGACATGCCGATTAGATTCGAATGGATAGTATTACACTCGTCCCTTATGGAGGAATTATTATGAGAGATTTGGAGAAGAAGTCTAAAAAAGAGCTTATTGATATTGTTGACCAACTTATGGCAAAACTATCACAAATGCAAAATGTAGAGGCTAAGCAAAATGCGCTAGAGCAGACGCTAGATGGAACAGCTGTATCTATTGTTGTAGACAGAGATGATAAGTTTCAGCTAGTTGAATTAGAGTTTGACTTTGATTCAAAAGCTGGTAGAATTAAAAGTGTTGAGCAGGTTTATCCAAGTAATTATGAATTTGCATTGTTTCAAGCAAAGAAATTTTTAGTGGATAAAGTAATGAATAAACAAAATCTTAATCACTTAAAGGAGAAGTAAGATGGACAAAGAATTTTCAAAACGATTAAAAAAATTAGTTCCTGAAGATGGTGGGTTTGACCTAAGTTTTAACCTATCTAACTCTGGTCAGCCGGGTAAGGTAGCATCTACTATTGTATTAACTATCTTTGGACCATCTAAAGAAGGTAAAGGGCCTACTATCACTAAAAAGATTAGTATTCCTGCAATTGCTTCATCTATTGAAGAAGCTAATAAGTCTGCCTTAGAAGATACTCTAAGCTTATTGGGGGTGTAGTATGAATCGCTCAGAATCTATTGTAAAAATTGCTGCAGCTTTAGTAAAAGCTCAGTCTATTATGGGAAATGCTATTAAAGATGCTAAGAATCCTTTTTTTAAAAGTTCATACGCTAATCTTAATGCTGTACGAGAGGCAGTTTTACCGGCAATGAATGCTAATGGAATTTCAGTACTTCAACCAACAGTACATGTTGACGGTAAATCTTTTGTAGAAACAATATTACTTCACGAATCTGGAGAATTTATTTCTAGCTTAACTGAAGTTATTGTTAATAAAGTCAATGATGCTCAACAGCAGGGTAGTGGGATTTCTTATGCTCGTCGCTATGGATTACAATCTCTTGCTAATATTGGAGCAGATGATGATGATGGAGAGCAAGCTGTTGGTCGTGGAAATTCTAAAGCGCAAGCAACAATTACAGCTACGGCTACAAACTTTGACAAACTAGAAGAAGCTGTAGTAGAATCTACAAAGACAACAGCTAGTCGAGGCTCATTTCGTAAAAATGAAGCTAAGCAAAGCACAACTATTCCATCAGGAGATCTATAATGGATAATGCAGGAAGAGTAGTTTCTAAAGCAGAGGTTACTGATACTTTAATTAGAAATCTTCTATCAGACCAAGAAGATTTTAAAAACTCAAGATCTCTTCTTCGTCACGGACAGAAGGATAGACTTATGGATGCAATGGCTTCCTATCCTTTAGTAGACGCTGAATTTGACTCTTCAGAGCCAGAACTTAGAAGTGCGCTTACTATTTGGAAAAGAATTTCTGACAGCTTAGTGGCTTTAGGAACAGAAGCCGCTATTGAGGGAATCTTAAATGGATTTACTCAGAATCAACAAAATAACGAATCTAATGGATTAACAGAAGGAGCAACCAATGGCGAAACAGAAGGGTAAGTATGCAACAGTTGGAAGTTTGATTTTCCAATCTCAGTTTGATGACGAAGGTAACAGATTAGAAGGTGAGTATAAGACGGACGATAAGGGTAGAAAACTATACGCTCTTAAGCTTGATAAGAATACGGAAGTTATTATCAACGGAGTTAATATGACTGGAAAAACTCTTTATGTCTCTCGTCCAGATACTAAGCTTGCAAGACTTCTTGACAAAGGTGTGATTGATAAGAAAGAATTTGAAAAGAAGCTTAATGACTTTGGTCCGGGAGGACGGCTAGAATTTGTGCAGATGGAAATTACTGCAGACTTAGAAAAGTAAATAAGAAAGGGGCTAAAAGCCCCTTTTTTCTTCCGGAGTTATATGTTACAAGTAGGATCATTCTATAAAATAAAAGCTGGTTCTAGATTATTTATAGATAATCTTACTATAAGAATTACCTACATAGATCATACAGTTGTTAGATATTCTTATGTCGAACTCAATGATTTTTCTTCTAGCTGTAGCAACACTCCTAGAATCATAAACTACCTAATCCCATTATCTTCTCTTGAGATGGAACTACTATGAAGTTTAAGCTTGGTCAATTTAGAAACGCTCACGAAAAGGCTGTTCACGAGTTGTATGAAAAAGATGGAAAAAATTCTCTTTCTTTATACTGTGCCATAACTTTATGTCCAGTTATTGCTGCCTTTTGGTTTTGTAGAGAGAAAGATCCTTCCAATGAGGAATTGACAAAGACAATAGAGAATGTTAAGGTATTTTACGGAATCACAGAGGTAGAAGAGTGATAAAGGCTGGAGACATTGTAATTGTAATAGATGTTATGTGGGGAGATGAGGAGTATCTTATAGGTACTAAGCAGTCTGTTATAAGTGTTTGGACTGGACCTTACCCTCTTACTATAGAAGCGGATACAGGAAGACTTACTTGGGTAGATGGAGTTATACCATCATCATTACTGGAGGAGTTGTTTTGAAGTCTGGTAAATATTTTGTTTTAAAAAAACCATTCTGGTTTATTGAAGAGGCTACGTGTATAAATATACTATATACTACAGACATTTATATATGCTATAATTATGACGATGAAGAAAAGCCAAGAACTAGGGATGTAGATGACTTTTACGATATAAAAATGGTTCCTGCTAGTAGTTTACTAATTGCACTAATATAAGGGAGTGTTCATGATGACAAGTTTTAATGATAAAAGAAAGCAACAAATGGGTGTTAGAAGTTTAGCTGATCTAAAAAGAGCTGGTAAGGTTACTGGCGGACTTAATACAAAACTATTTGTTAACGGACCTAAAGAGTTTGACTGCCTAAAGAATCAGTGGAGTAGACAAGAACTTCTTGGAGTAATTGGAGACTCTGGTGTGGGCAAGTCAGAAGTTGTATTATATTTCTTCAAAGAAATTCTTAAGAACAATCCAGAGTCTTGCGCCGTGTATGTTTCATTGGAGATGACCGATGAAAAGATTTCTCAGCGTTGGTTTAAGCTCACTGAAGACTGTCCGGAGATTTCAGAAAGATTATATGTTATTTCTCGCTATGACGAGTCTGGAAAGTCTAGGGAAGTTTCTATGCCTTGGATTAAGAAAGAACTTCTAAAGTATCGTGAAGTGATTGGAGATGTTGCCTCATTCGCTATTGACCACATTCACTGCCTTGGAGAAAATGATCCCTCTACACTTAACTCTATTATGATAACGCTTAAAGAAATGGCTGTGGAGCTTAACGCTTTTGGTATTCCAATGGCACAAGTAAATAAAGGTGCTGGACAGAAAGGTGAAGTACCTCTAGACGCTGATGCCGTTCTTGGATGTTCTCAGTATAAATATATTTGTAGCGATATTATCCAGATTCACAGACCTATTTTAAGACTTGAGGAAGAGGCTAAGCTTAGTGTTATGGGCTGGGGTTATTGCAAGATCAGAGAAGCTGATAAGACTGATAAAGTTAAGCGTGGACAAAATAAACTTTTAGCGTATGATATTGATACCAGAGGTTTTAGAAAAATGACCACTGCTGAGTATTCTACTTTTAAAATGTTTTACAATGAGCTTCTAGCCATGAAGTCTGCTGAAGAAAAGCATAAAGCTCATACCTATGATTTGGTAAAAGAGATAATGAGTCCTAATGGTAAAGTTGTAACTGTGGTTGAGAAGTTTAGTGGAGATAATGGAGATTTATGATTCACTACAAAGATTTAAAACAAAATTCTAAGTATGTACTTTTAAGTAGTCCTAGTAATAATTTTGTGGGAGTTTTTGAACGTATCGAACCGTACAATAATGATGTTAGATTTGCTATATTTATAGGTCAAAATGGGTATCTTTATAAGGTTCCATTTTTAAATTTAGTTAGTGTTATAGAAATTTCTTCCTTAGAGGCAGAATTATTATGAGACTTAGTATTTATCCAAAAGCTAATTTCTTACCAAAAAGTAAGGACGATAAGATTCTTCAGTCTAAGTTAGCGTCTAACCCTAACCTACCTCAGATTGTCGAAGTTACTACTGACGAGCATCTTATAACTGTAGTCACCTCTTATGGCTGGAGTCCATGCATATATGATGGTTTTCGCCATAATGACAATTTCGTGTCAGCTGACTTTATGAGCTTAGATGTTGACTCTGGACTTAGCATAAACGAAGCCGAAAGTCGTATTCAGAATCTTGGCTTAGCTTGTCTGTGTTTATCAAGTCCTAGCTATACAGTGGAGTTTGAAAAATTTAGACTGATATTCCCTCTAGCTAAAACAATTCTATGCAAAGATGATTTTGACGCTACTTGGAGCTGGCTTCAGGAGCAGTTTCCAGAGTTGGATGTCCAATGCTCTGACTACGCAAGATGGTATGCTCCTTCGAAAATGGAGGCTGGATTTTGGCAGGATGGAGATTTTCTTGTGCCTAAGAAGGCAGTGAAGCAAGAGTCTTATAAAAGTATTGTGGAGCATCAAGTATTAGTTCCTGATGAGCTTAGTGAGATAGTTGAGCTTTTGTATGGTAAGAAAAGAGAAACTATACCAGAGGCTGTTGAGTTCTTTTTGGCAAACGCTCACTCAGGACTTTCTGGGTTGTGGATAAATTCTTTAAACGCTTGTGTATTTTCACTTGCCCTTTCTGGAGTTGATGCTACAATAATAGAAGAAGTTATTGCTAAGATTTCTCCAAGTGAGTTAGATAGTAAGGACTTATATCAAATAAAAAGATCGGTGAAAGATGGCACAAAAGCTAGAGAAAGTTTGCAAAATAGGTGAAGCACTTATAGGACATAGATACTCATTTAATAACTATAGAGATAATTACCTATTTACAATACTTAGTAGAAATGAGTCTGGAACGTCTGTTTATTATGAAACAGATGGGTCTGTAGGATTGTTTAGATTATCAGATGAAATGTTAATATATGAAGTTCCGATGTCGTCACTAGAAAAGGAGTTAATATGAAGCAGGGCTTAGTGGATTATAACGATATCTGCTTTGAAAATCTCACTCTACAAATGGAAATGGAAGGTTTAAGTGATGACGCATTATTAGACGAGTGTAATCATATATTGAGTGCTTTATATGAAAATGAAGTTATGGAAAACATACTTGTAAGTTACTTTAAAAATGGTAAGATTAGTCCAGAAGAAAGAAAGATTGCTGAAGGTATGTATATTCTTGCTAATGGTGATCTTGTTTGGGAAGTATAAAGTATAACATTGGTGACGTTTTAAAATCTAGAAAATTCCCAGTGTATATTAAAATCATTGACTTTGATGAGTCTAGCAT